TAGTGCCCCCCTCGTTACCCTTTTGATACTTTAAACCGTGTATCTTCAAGCGTGTCGCACCTGACGTAGCTACTAGACAATCCGTAGTATCTATATCAGTGGCGTCCTCCCACAAACCATCCACAATGGTGAAATCTGTAGAATTCACATCAATCGGGCCTGTCAAGGCATCAATAGCAGCCACAAACCGAGGACGTATAAACGTAATGCTCACCGCGTCAATATCCATATCTGCAGTAACTAAAGCACTAAACGTTATCTTTGCTCTATCTTGTCCTTCGCCTAGAAACACTACAGTAACACCGGCAGTATCTATATCGAGAGTACCTGCCGCAACTACCGATTCGTCATGACCAGGCAAGCAAAAGATAATATCCCCATTATTAGCAGTACACTGATTGTGCGCATACTCTATAGTACCAAACGCACGATCTTTTCTCAGACCATCATTAGTATTAGCACCAGCCCCACTGTCAACATAAAAAATGTTTCCAGGAGCAGTACCACCATAGGTCGTGTACTTATCTAAATACGCTTCCACTCTGTTATAAGTTTTCTGAGCTTGAGGTTCTTCAGGCAATACAGTCACCTCCCTTAAAGGTTATTCTTTTCGCATTCTGATCGTAGCAAAACCAATTCCCGATGCCATGCACAAAACATATCATCATCAATATCAATTTTATCATTTCTGCAACGACCGTGTTCATCTTCAAAATCGCATCGGCTATGCTCAGGAACGATAAGTCCTAATTCGATTACCGCCCCTGAGCCATCGCCTCTAATAGTCTCTTTACGCATGATTTATCTTGGAGATAGCATACGGATTTATAATCTGTATAGCTCCCCCTTGCCACGCCTCCATTGTGAACGTACTCCCTGGCGGAGTAGTTACGTTTCTTACAGCATTAACATCAGGATCATCACCAACAGTCGGCCCTATATTGACATGAATTCTCTTGTTGTTAGTAGTAACAGGAATGAAATACCCAACTTGCTCTTTGCGAGCAAAGAAACGTACCTTCCTATTCGTACTAGATGTCTCTATAGGAGTCTTTAATAGGTTGTAATTATACAAAACCTTATTAGTTACAAGAGCCTCATGCTGAGTAGTAAATCCCCGCTTAGTAAACTCGCTAACCTCTACCTCTGTCCATACATCCGTACCCCACTGTTCAATATCATGCAGAGCTTTAATATCACACAAAGCAAAACCTTCAACGGCAGTATGGATCGTACCGCTTGCGCTATCGGTATGCTCAATCAGCCTAGCAGCTAATCTGAACTCGTTTTGAGTCACAGCATTATCGGCGTTGTTGATAGTCCGAATATGGGTCGCATGACTTGAATATAAAGTAGCATTAGGCACAACAGCATCAAAATGCGTAATCAGGTCATCATCCCAGCCCTTAGCCAGTTCCTGAGTCAAATGCCGTTTCTTAATAACAATAGGCTTAATCTGTCTGTTAGCCCATTCCCAAAAAGTCAACGCATGTCTTGGAGTTTGTTTGAAATAAGGATATATCGTAGTCCTATTTCCACTAATCTCCACCACGCGAGGGCCGCCCCCGCCTTCGGGGTCAAAGTTATAAGCCTCTCCGCGATCTATCGGATCTTCATACTCTAATGGATCGAGTCCATTTTTAGCTTGATGGAAATCCTTACTAGGTGCTCTCATAAGCACTATAGGCAGAAATGGTACATATGCAGGAAGCCGCTCGATAACAGGGCCTACCATACTCGCACTCAATGAACGTTCAAATAACTTACAGAACGCAGCATTTGCCGCCCCACCAGATGCGGGATTGTCAAAAAAGTTGGCAACTATTTGACCTATTGCTTGTTTCTGTACCTTAGCTTGATCTTCCCACGTCCCCTTACCTTCCGGGAACATGTATTTCACAAACTCGGTACCAAAAGAATCAGACAAATCGGTCAATTCAGCTTCAACGCCATTCATATCGCCTTCGATAGCAGCGGAAAGCATCTTTCTCGCTTCACCATCAATACCATTCGATGTTATTAACGCAGTCGTAAAATCTTTTTCAGGCATCTAAGTCACCTCCTCTTTATGTTTCATCTCTACCAGTCAAATTTAATGAATAAAATGTTACACCAGCGATAGAACGCGTACCTGAACAATCCCCATAAGAATGTCCCGCCGATCCACCATCGGCATTACTAAACTGACCATTATCGTCAATATATACTCTATTATCAGCAGTTGCAGTTGGTACTGCAGCCGATGCAACGTTGTTAGTCTCAATACGACAGGGAAACTGCAAAAAACTTACCTGGTTATTCGTATACAAAATATCCGCAGTTTTCGTCAGTATAATACCAGTAGCCGCTTCAGCCCCAATGCTATCTATGTCTACAACCCGATCTGCATTACTATCGGCATCCACACCAATAAAACCTGGTTGACCGCGCACTACTGTTATATTTACACTAGAACTCTGTCCCAATGTCTTGGTAATTACATTAGGCCCCCACTGAACGTGCATTGTTGAATCTACTAGATCTGCCATTAAAAGTCACCTCCTACATTCTTGCCAGAAAATCTGGATCTACAACCGGCAATTTAGCCGGATCTATTTGACCATTAGGTAAACTAGCTACTATACTGCCAGCAGGATCGTCCTGAATATCTTTAGCCTTAAGAACTCTTTCTTCTTTATAACTAGTAAAGTCCTCGTCAGACATTCCTGCCAATTTCTCGCTAACCACTGCCTTATCCGCTTCATTCTCAAATGGCATAATCTTTTCTAATTCATCCAGCCGTATTGCAGCCAGAGCCACCAAATCAACAGGCTCCACTTCTGCCGCAGCTTTCAATTTAGCCAGTTCTGCCTTAAGCAATTTGTTTTCCTTATAACTAACATATCTTTCGTCCGACATACCTGACAACTTTTCCCTAGCCTCAACCCTGTCAGCCTCTGTTTCAAAAGACATGATCTCGTCTATCTCATCCAAACGCTTGGCAGCCAAAGCCTCGGACTTTTTATACTCTTCAACCGCATCCTTCCTGGCTGCCTCTATTTGCTCTGCCACAGCTTTCGCAATCTTATCATCAATATTAGCCTGTGCAGCCTCAGCATCCTCCCGTACCTTTCTGTCCTGTTCAAGAGCGTCCTGAATCATCTGTGTTTTCTCTTCATCAGTCATTTCGTCAAACACCTCCTCGTTAAATGTATCTTCGATACTTCTAAACATAACTCTAATTTCTTCACCAAAGTCCCCAACACTTTCCTCCTCACTTGCCACTAATTGATACGAAGCCGTTTGCCCAACAGGAGTCACCGTAATGGCAACCTCATACTGATGCGCAATTAACTCTCGATCAAATTCACTATGATCACACTCTAACAAAAACACACCCTTTATAAAATCAAGTTTCTTTAATACGCCACGCTCACCGCAAACAGGGCATCTGATGGATTGTAGCATATCAACAGGCAAATCGCCCCAACGAGAAACTCTAACCACATCAGTATTTGCAGCAACCTCAATCCTCCCCGCTTTGTATTTATACCCCGTGATCTTAGCAATGCGATTACCAATCTTAGCCCATTCAGTAGAGGTATAACCTCCTGCCTCTCGCTGTCCGGGCTGATTAAACAAACCGATCTCCGCTTCAATATGATCAGGGTGCATAGGGAATCTGTAATTTATGCAATCCCCATATTGCGAGTCCGACATATCGTCATGAGGTTTTGTGATATTACCCTCATCTTTAATCGCGATTTTATACTTCGTCGATCTCGCTATTTGATCCTCTTTTTCACCCTCTAATGCCGCTGTTATCTGCACCCGGCCAGTCGTCGCAGCTTCCGCAGGCTTAACTCCATTCACGCACAAAGCCCATCCATCTAGTGTGAAATCCTTTACCACTATAGCATCGGGATCGTTGTCGTCTGTCGCTAACAAAAAATTATCAATTTCCCACGATGCAGCAATTTTCTGCTCTCTATGTTGTGCCATAACACTATTAAATGTATCCTCGGACATCTGCCTATTCCAACACACACCTTCCAGCATAAGCAAATTCTGATCGCCGGATTTATCTATCCATAACCGAGTGCTTGCCCCAATCACGTCACCTTGTATATGATTGAAATTGCCAACAATTGACTGCTTGTCAGCCAAAAGATCAATTGCCTTTTGTGTTTCCTCTGTAGACAAAAAATGCTTATTACCATTCTTTTGATCTAATACCGCCAACAATAACGTTACACAAAATCGTGGTTTATCATGCGTCGGAGCATTCTCATCGCCTAACGCCTTTACTGCCGCATTCAACTGCGCGTCTGTTACTTCTTTCCACGCGCCTGTCAAAGTTGCAGGCATGATCAATTTATCCACTGACACCACCTCCTATTCAAATCAAACCAATATTAAATTACTTCAAAAATCAAAACTCCTCAATCTTTCACAAGTTCGCCTGTTAATGTCTTTAAAGAACTCGTAGACACTGTGCATATTGCAAAAGCACTAGACCTCATCTTATCCTTCTGGGCTTTACTAGGCTGTTTACTATTGTCTTTAACAAATTTATCTACTTTTTGTTTAAGTACTTGTTTAACACAACGGTCTAGTTTTGCAGGCATTGTATACCCCTAACCTGGCTTACCGAATGCCATAAAAGCCATAGCACCAGCCAATGTTAGCATTCCTACTGAAATAAATATCTTAAACCAATCACGCTTGGCTGTTTGTAAAGTATCGCCATTTGCTATGTGTTGCCTTATTGCCGATAATTCCTCGCCATGCACAACACAAGGCTTGCTATCTATGCGACCTTTAATATCATCCAATTCCCGCTGAAGCCATGCCCGCTCATTATCGTCCATATGCAACACCCCGTTTGTCATTTTTCGACACCTCCTTAAAAAAGTGTTTTTTTTAAAGAGGTATCCCCTCGGTTACCATTTGATCATCACGTATGTCGATCACAATGCCTTTCGGCAACATAATACTCGAACTAAGCCTAATCCTGCGATCAGTAGGCAAGTAGAGAATGTCACCACGATTCATCATATTGATTACACTGAGTACTTTGGCTGTATCATTAGATGTGCCATCAGCATAAACTCCATAATTCAACAAATTAAATATCTGCTTACCATCAATATGCCATTCTCTAATTTCTCGCTTTTTCTGTGGTTCTTGCTCGCCTAGCCACTCTTGCATATCAGCCAATGACGCAGCCTCGTGAATGTCACTATATTCCGCACTGTTGTGGTCTAACAAATAACATATCCACGGATTGTGACTTTTGCGCTCATCATAAGTCATTCTGTTTACAATATATGTATACGAAGTAGTATGCAAAACGTGTGTAATACTCTGCTTTCCCTCGGCTTCCATATATCGCTCTAAACTGCGAATGTTTAATGGTGCTACTCGAACGTATGGATCAACAAACAACTCAACGGGCTTACCATAAAACTTTTCTCTATCTAGCCAAATCGTATGTGCTATAAGTGTACCTTCCGTATCCCATGGCTCTACATTTACAATAGCCATCAGAACGTCATTCTGAGTCCGCATTTCCATTACAGTCGCTGGCATCCAATCACCAGTCAAGGTGAACATATATGACATACCATCGTTGTGGCAACTTTTAACTTTAATCTTCATCATTTTCATTATCCCCATTTGATCTGTTCCCTACATCTTCTACGGCTTGCTGGAATGTCGTTCTCGGTTGAATAATATCGGCAATACCCGATGCTTGCTCGTATTTATGTCCCTGCACTGTCGCCTCAAGATCGCCACCACTAATAGCATATTCCAATGTTTGGGCATATGTAATCAAGCCCCATTCATATAATTTTTCTATTAACTTAAACTGTTCAGGCGAGAAAAAGATCGTTACAGGCTTTTGGTAGAAATTCGGTACACTCTTAAACAGGTTGGGATTATCCTCCGCCAACATCTTAAACAATGTACCTTCTACAAAACGCTTGTCCTCATTCATTGCATCCGTAATTTCCATCATTAACGGCTTAGGATTCAAAACAAAACTTCTGCGCTGACCAGTATTTACAACTTCCATAACACCAAGGGCGGACATTCTTTCATAATCATCATGAGCAAATTTGCCATCGGCTAAAAGTCCTTCCAAATCAGGCATGACCCATTGCATCTCCGTCGAGTAAGGTACGCCCACTACTTGCGAATATCCTTTGTCAGCAGTCGTGACTTGAGATACAATTGACGCCAAAGCAGGTATAGCATCAGATGGCTCCCATATTTCCTGCTCCAACCACGCATCTGCACCCTGAGTAATCAAAAGAATTGCTCTAATAATACGAGCAGTTGTTTCGTAATCTCCACGTTGCATCGCCCTAATACGGCTTGAAATAGCATGTAATCCGCGCTCCACCAGAAAAGGAACAGGATATTTCTGTGCAGATTCCTGTCTGTTGCGATCAACAACTTGATAACGTTTCTGCTCTAACATACCTTGTTGCAATTCTCTTTTTTCGGTAAGATTGATTTCTTCGGAAAGGGTGTCTAGGAAATCGCTAGTGTCGGTTTTGAGGACAAGTTCCATATCGCCAAACGTTGTACCTGCCTTAACCTCGAACATTGTTCTAGGATATACAGCAACCTTAGCAGGAGCCTTATAATTAATGCCTTCAAACGTCGTCATAGTCGTTGGTGCATCCCAGCCAATCACAACACCACCATCGCACCATCTGCCACGATGCAATTGCTTCCGCACGGCATCCAATCCATTCGTAAGCATAGGATCGTCTTGGTTGATTGTAGCACACCAATGATCAATAACTTTCTTGGCATCCGAGTCAAAATCAACATCTTTAAGCATATTTTCAGACCCAAAAGCTACAGCCACGTAAACACACATATCCATTACCGTCGAAACAACAGGATCGGGGAACTTGCCAGTTTGCCCACCATATACAGGCCATATCTCCCTCGCCTTGTCACATTGCGTCCAGTAATTAGCAGGAGTCTCTAAATCAGTAGCTACACCCGTAATAGCAGCAGTTATACCTGGTTGCATCCATGACGGCATAGTCACAGTATTACGCGCAGCAACACGATAGCCTGTCAGTTTGTTTTTTGCCAATAACCTAATACTTACCACCTCTGAATAATTGACATCGGACGTTTAGGATCTCGCATACGCCGTTTTCGTTTCTTAGTAGACATAAGAAACAAAAGCATTTCCAAAACACGCATCATATCAATTCTATGATCAGTCGTGGGGGTGGAATACGTCTCGCCCGTTACAGGGCTGTCACTACTTTTCGCCGTCTCGGTTCTAAACTCTACAAACGTAGTGGGATCGTGTAACAATTCAATCCCTTGCTGTTGAAAACGTGTACGCATTTGACATGTAACGTAATATTTCACCCGAACTTTTCTCGTTGCCTGTTTCGCTTTCCTGCCTTTTTTTACTGGCTGTGTTGGATCTGGCAGTTCAACAGTAGAACTGAAAATAACAGGTGCAATAAACAAACCTTCTTCTTCTGAACGCCATCGAACTAATATTTGAATGATTGCTTGCCCATCATTTCCTGTCGCATCTAATCCTATACTTTTTATATCGTATCTTTTTATAATATATTTCAATACCTCTGCTTGATCAGAAAAATCTAATTTATATGTATTAACTAATCCCCACAAATGCACCTTACGTTTTTTATCTATTCCCCATATCCCTATAATTGACGGAGACGCTCGCAGCCCTACATCCATAGATAAAACCACTTCGCAATCCAAATCCCTAGCCGGTGGTAGATTAATCTTTGCTATTGCCTCTTGCGTTGCTTTTTCTCTAGCCCGTTCTTTACTCATGCCCTCAGCACGATAAGCAATCATTTTTTCCTCAACGAATCGCTTAAACTCTACAGAAACTTTCTCGACAGGACATTTAACAAGTTCTCTATTAACCATAGTCTTAGTGGAACGCACCTTAGCAGTACATGCAAGAATCTGATCAATATCCCAAGCACTCTGTACTGGCTCACCTTCTTCTGCCAGCACGTTCGTCTTGTATCCCTGCGAATCTTCGCTATCGTACCCCTCTATAGCGTTCCGCTTGGCATGTGGACTCCAACCACGCTCGTTTAACATTTGAGGTTTAATATGCACATATCTCGCATATCGTGCTAAATGTCTAGTCTGATGAGCGGGAGTATCTATTCTACCATCCGAAACCCCTGTTGTGCGAACTACACAACCAGCCTCCTTATCGCGAGCATCGAGTAACTTTTCCCAGCCCTGAACACTCATCAATTGAAATTCGTCTATATTTACTCTATGTACATGTATACCTAAATAAGCCTCGCCTTGAGCGTATGTTCCTTCAGGAATACCATACGTAGTATGTCCATTCCACCAATCAATCGTAACGTAAGGATCTTGACGTGCTTTCAACATCAACACTTTAAATAACGGATGTGTTTCTTTATATTTCCATAACAATTCAATTCTTTTAGTTACATGATTGTCATCCTTGCTAGTGATTAATGAATCCTCACTAACTCGCAATACCCCATCTTGCAACTCATCGTGTGTGCCACCAAACGACTTGCTTGTCGCCCTGCCACCCCAATCAAAACACGTACCAGCCGTAACTCTGTCGGTATGTTGCCCTTCTGAATCAATCTCCACATCATCGAGAAACATATGATCCCAACCGAGTGTTGGGATTTGATATGGACGGACAAACCCCCAATGATCATTTGTCAGCCAATCAGCCATAGGGAGAACCTTTGTAGCACGATCATCCACAGGCGTTACAAACTCCATAAAGATAGCTGGATGATGCAATGCTTCGTATAACGTCCATTCCGATTCAGTTAATTCCACGGAAAACCCCACAAAAAAAAGGAGACTAACTGCTGTTGCAACAGTTAATCTCCCCTTTCGGAAAAATTATAATATACCTGTATTATACCAAAAAAAATGGGCGGCGTCAAGTCAGCGCCGCCACCAAATGCACCAAACGGCATTCTTAGACTCTATTCTAATGGCTTCCAATGCAATACCCATGCACCTTTAGACGGTTCGGGACAAACAGGCAAGAATTGAGTCTGTGTCCTAAAAATAGCAAAGGAATTATTCTCCCGTACTACAATATGTTCAATGTCCCTGTTTCTGAAATGCGCACACTGACAATCCGTATCTGACACTCTAGGTAGCCATTCAGTTACCTGCACCACAAAACGATCATTAATGCGACGCCTATACAACCCTAACGCCTCTCTTTGATGGCGTATCGACTCGGAACTCACATTAAATTCTATCCCTAATTCCTTGTCTGTCATATCTTTCCATAACTCTTTAAGTTGCCTATGCCTCTGTGTTGTCCACTTCAAAACCTACCACCAACTTTCCATTCTCACTCGTACCCTCAACATACTCCACCAATAAACACTCCAAGCACATCAAAGGCTCGCGTTGCTCTTCAGGTATCGTCCCCATCAGAGAAAGACGACATGTCTCCAACTTCCTGCAAGTCCGTGTCATCTTTATTTGAAATGAAATCTCGTTCATGATCATCAAACTCCTTCTGTACATGTTCCGGTATTTCCAATCCATAAAACCGCTTGGCCGCTAATAATGGCCACTCAGGATCGGTATTTAGAAAATCCGCCATGGTTAATAAAGACATTCTTTTCTCACATACAGCAACCCATGCCCTGTGATTAAATACAATAGACTGCTGGCCCCATTTTTCATACTGCGGATGCTTGCGATCATACGCCAATATTTCTCCGCAATCAGGACACCGCCACGTCCACCACTTATTCATGACATTAATCAACGCTCCCTCTGGCGGATGTCGTTTAGCTAAGATTCCCTCCCACGCACATTCAGGACAATGCCATGTAAACAACTGCGGATTATCTTTTATATATCTATCACCTTTGAGTAAAAGACTCGTTACCCAGGATTCTTTACTGTCAGACCCATGCTGTATCTTCAAGTTTAATTCGGACTCAATAGCTACAATCTCTTTGCTTATCGTTTCTAGCGATTCTTTCTTGGATTTAACCTGACTAGTATCTACAGTAACCTCCTTAGCAAGAGCCTCGATTGCTTTCAGCCCTTTCGTAGTACGCCTAGCAAGACTAGTAGCCTCGTTATGCAATTCCTCAACACGACTAACTATCCCTTTCGTATAACCATCAATCTCTAACGCACTCATATCCGCCATGCGTTTGAAAAACTCCGTAAGTCTTGTACTGATTGCATCTGCCTCGTCAGCGAAATTATTTAAGCCCGTAATCGCACCACGCATTTCTACAATATTCTTATTATCCTCTAACTCCCCCGATGCTAAAACGAGAGACTGGAATTGATCAGTAACCCTTCCTTGCAACCACAGTAAGTTAAACGACCAACGAGTAATTTTGTCTAATTCTCGTTCAGTAAATGATCTGTCACCAACGGCTTTATGATAACGCCACATCGCTATGATCCATTCAACTATCGTTTTTTCCTCGTGACTCTGCGATTGTGTTATCAACTTATTCTGCATTGTCTCGTATTTATTTTTCCCTAATCCCTCAATAGTTTTGAGACAATCATCACCTAATTCCTGTGATATTGTAAGAATTTCTTTCCACATCTTATCGGTCATTGCGAATCTCCGTCGTTCTCAATCGCTCTATCAATGTACCAACGCGCTTTCTCAAGGTCTTGCACTAGATTGTCAGGATCTTTCTTGCCTGCTCGTGCAATATATTTTACAGCATTACCTAGATGAAATCCCAACCCTTTAGCCTCGATAAAATCTATCACTTCAATACCGCCTGATGTATAATGGTCGGGGTGGTTTACATCATCATGACGAACACACCCCACCTCCCCAGAAATTTCTTTATCAACACCATCAGGCCCGCATATACCGCAATCATCACACAATTCGTCTTGTGGCAAATCGGTCTCTGCCGCGTCATCCGGTTCGCATTCAGAGCCAACAAAATCATCAGGAACTAAAAAAGGATCAACCATGCCACGCTTATCTATCCCGTGCTTTATTTGCCAAATCAACAAGTTAGCTTTTACATCAGCTTCGGAATAGGCGGAAACGATAGCAGGATCACCAACATCATCCCCACCACGCCAATACATTACATCACCAACCAAACAACGCCATGTATAAGAAAAATCAGATAATAGCTCTCCTAATTCAGCCACAGTAAATGCAGAAACATAATCAGCCTCTGGAATCACCGTTATATCTATCCGTTCTAAATGCCATACCGCATCGCGATAGCGCCAATACCAATATGAGTCCTGAACAACTCCTAGTTCTTTTAGCTGTTTCGCTAATCCTAACGAACACACTTGCTTTTCAAGATCCATTATCCAACTCCCTTTGCTGGCCACTCAATCTGCTTGTAATATCCATATCCTTGAGCGTCCTGAAGCAACTCGCCATTATCATCTACATTTACAAAGTCCCTAAATATAACAGGTATCCAAGTTTTAAGGACAGTAAGTAAGTCATACATAACATAACGGATTTCCCAGTGCGCTGCTTTCTGAGTACGCATGGCAAATATATGACGCCATTCCCTAAAGTTGGCAGTAACTGCTATCTTGGCAGCTATACCAATAGGAAGAAATTGCCTTGCATCTTGAGGTAGCCACCCGTTTTGCCGCAAGGCATTATAATGCTTTTCAATTATATCTACTTTAGGAGTATTCTGCACATTGCTCTGCACAACCCCCCACGCTGGGTGGTCAGTGAACACTTCTCTAATTTCGATCTCTTGATGTGGCGGCATTATAAACGTTAATTCAGATTCCTCCAAATCTAACTTACCACCAGCATAATCGCAGTATCGTGTAGACTCCTGAGAGAACGCACAGAGCCTATGTCTTACGCACTCATGAGTAAAACCTCTCGAAACATTCGCAAACATTACTGAAAGACTACTATGCTCAATTACAGAGTGGTGTCCCCGTCGCATCAACATATTGATAAATTCGCCATTTTGAGTATCGTCACCTTGATCAGACCTGTAACAAACTCGTCCTGCTCGACATATGTTACCCAACTGCTCAATCAACTCGTTACCCGTTTGGAATATATCAACCAACGCCTCGCCACGCATTAGCCCGTCATCAAAATGACCTCTATGTAGAATCTTTGCCATTATTCTCTGTCTCCTTTTCGTCTATTTTCTATTAGTTCCTCCACCAAGGAGCCGCATCAAAACCCGCATCCCGCAAAGCTTTTATCAACTCAAAAAGTAGTCTGAAAGTAGTGTCGTCCCACCTAAGTTCCTCTCTGTGCCCCTCCATACGATCCACAAATTCCGTAGCTATCTCTAATACTCGCTTACGTCGCTTATCCCAATAAGCGACACAAAACTGCAACACAACAGCCGCAAATGCACCACCTACTACTACCAACCACAATATATTAAGCATTTTGTATCTCCTACGCGTGAGCAGTTATATATACCGTACCACCACTAACTATATGGCACTCTACATCGCAAACGGCCCACCCACCTTGATATACATCGTCCATCCACCAAGGAGTATCAACGCCATCGGGTACGAAAGCAAGATAATCCTCATCACCACCATGTCCCGACAAATCTCGATATTCTTTGGGCGCATCAAAAAACCACCACATTTGTATAGCTTTATCATTACTTTGCATTTTCTCGAAACCTTTCTTTCGTTTCGTAATACATTTGTCAGCATTTCGCATCCGTTCCTTCGTCTCGAAATAACCTCTAAGACAGTTCCCACACCGAACACATTGCTTACCACATGAGTACACCAAATCGTTATCACCATAATCTCGTTCAATACGTCGCCTAGCATATTCCTTAATACACCAATACGAATTAAGCGTCCTTTGGCGAAACTCGTACACGTCTGCATACAACTCAGGAATTGGCGTTGCTGTGTATGCCATCCACGTCAAAATTACCACTATACCTTTAGAAGTGTAATAATTAATCGCCGCTCGCATCATGGCAGTGTTCCACGCATTAGCCCTATAACGCACAAACATTAAATTTTCAGGAATAGGATCTAATTTGTAAAAATCTACATCAGTCATCTCGCCTGGATTGATCGTCAACACAACTGGAATGTCGGACACTTCGTCAAATATCTTAGAATATGACGAATTCAAAAAACAATCATCATATTTGGACGCCACTGCTAAACTGCAATCAAGCTGATGGTAAGCATCACTGATGTCGCCTATACGCACCACACGCCCTTTAGTTAGCTCTACAGGCGGTATATTGGGCAATGTAGCGTACACGCCATCGTGTTGCGCGAAACAATCAGCACAACCTCTGGGACACTTAGTTGTCTGGGGAGCGCAACATACGATCCCGCTACCTGTAGTTTTCGGATTTTCCATATAACTCATTATATCTCCTCATGGCAACAACACGCCCTTAGTCAACGCTATTGCCTTATCTAAATTGTCAACCCAATATATAGGCGGCTCTGTTACAAATGGATGATCGTGAATATTCCACCGCTCCATTACCAAAACAATCGGTTTGTTCAACATATGGGCAGCCGCAATCTCGGATATAGTACCAATAGAAAACTGTTTGGCTCCAAGTAAATTCACAAACAAAAGATCGCATATACGCACGTCATTGTAATCCCTGCCAACAATACCCTTAACAGTAAACGCAGGATCATCCGTAATCAAATCTCTTTCATCAAGACACTCGCAACCAGCAAGTGCCTCCTTGCCGCGCATTGGTGAATAGGTCGTAATCTCAGGATACAACGCAACATGAACATTGTCTCGCCAACCAACAGCTTGGTCATACGACAAACCGCGAATAGGGCCTGATAGATACACTTTAACCATCGCTTTGCTCCAACTGCCGCATTTCATCAACCAATAAACCCTCGCCACCTATTCCATAACGTTGTTGCATGTTCTCCGGCACCCTATCGAGGTCTAAATTGTACCGCCAAGTAGCTCCGTGTTTCGCATTCATACCATGATACCAATGACGTGGAGCATTCCCTGCCTGCATTTTCTGGATAGAATAATCTGTCGCACCAATCATGCTGCCATTCATAAATACCTCCCCTGTGCCTATATCTAAAGTGCCTGATGTGTGGAAATGGCCTAGAGCGCAATAATCAAATTTGATGCCATGCACTTTCCATATATCCTCACGTACAGTATCCATTTGCTCCATTAAATCCGACTCATCATCCAATAATTCTTGTCGCCGCCGAACAGTATGTACTGAATCTAGTAAATCTCGAATATTCTTAAGCGAACGAATTATGCCATAAAATGGTACGCCCTGCCAGCTTTTGGCGAATGAACCATGAGCAACAAGCCAATTCCAACCCTCGATCTGCTCTACCACCCACAAACTACGTGGAATTTCAAAAGATATATTTGGCTGGTTTTTCATCATAACAGCAACAAACTGACACAATACATAATCCCAATTATTATACGGTTGTTTGTAACGCACCTCTTCTGTAACTCGTCCGTGGTTACCTGGCACACATACAACACGCACAGATCTGTATGTCCTAGCACAATCAAGTAACATCTGAGCATATAAATAGGCAGCATGAAACAACGCATCCACAGGACATGCACCCGTATTGTCCATAATCCCATGTATGTTCGTACTCACTATGTCGCCCAATGACAAAACAACTAGATCGTCTAACGCATATCCCAACAAACGATTAGTCTTAATGTCTGCCATTTTCTCTACAAGACTCTGTGCTCTCCTAGTAGCAATCTCAAGATTATACTCTGCCAATCCACCAGTATCCCGCACATCAACTAATTCATCAATATGCAAATCACCTAAATGCAATACAGATGTTTCCGATACCAATCCTTGTTTAAGAGCATGAAATTTAGGCGGCGGCACAGAATCAAAAGCTATACCGCAATCCTGTATAGCATCAACAATACGCATTACCGCATCATCCTCGCGATGCAATGCCTTGATTTTCTTTTGCAACGCGTTATTTTGATCCTTAGCGACACGTAGTTTGCGTTCGGTATCTAACAAGTCGGTATCATCTGGTGCGCGCTTATCTTCCAATAATACAACACACATTTCACCCTTTATATCCTCATACTGCACTCTGCGTTCTGCAACTAATTCATTCAATCGTCGTCGCACCGAATTAGGATTAACGCCCAATTCATCTGCAACCTCACATATTAATAAATTCCGAGACTTAGCACCATCTACCACTCCGTTTAATAACAACTCTTTCTGTGTCATAACAATACCCCCTTAAGGCTGCAAAGGCACAATAATACCCAAAGTATTCTCATTACTAATTAAAACAGGTTGCCTATGATCGGTATATTTAATAGTAACTTTCTCTCCATCCAGTACATTCAAGACGTTTTTCACAAATGCACCATTGAAATATGTAGACTCCATAGCTCCTGAAATCTCAGCATCTACAACATTTAATGCCTCTCCCACCTCAGCATTAGCGGTTATATTTAACACACCATCACCACTGTTGAGCATGATTCTATTGGCCGCTAATGGATTTGCTAATAGTAACGCCATGTCTATTGCATTAGAAAAATCAGATAACTTACAAATGGTTGAATTAGAATATGCCTTAACATCCACCACGACCTTATTCGGCGTCTCCTCTGGGAATTTCTCGGCAATCAATAACGAGGTCATTACAATATCATCTTGACCACAAACCAATTGATTGTCCGCCACCGTCAACCATACGTCAGTATCAGGCCGCAACGTACTAATCATTACTTTTGCAAACTCAGTAGGTATAACGACACCAGGGAACTCCACGTCATAAGACATAGACGCTATAGCAAACCGTATCTGATCCGTAGCCATAGCAGTTAAAACACCCTCACTCCCTTTAAGAAAAACACCGCAAAGGAACATTCTAACCTGCAAAGTTGATACCGCGTAGACCGTACTTTTCAACAACCGAACCAAATCCTCACCTGGCATAGTACATCTGTCAGTATCAGGTATAGCAGGAAAAGCAGGGAATTGATCGGCAGGTAATGTCCTTAATGTAAACCGAGATTTTCCTACCTTGAAAACCATTTTGTCGTCATTAAAATCTAATGTAGCAATATCGTCGTCATCCACTTTTATCTTATTGCAGATGTCGATAATCTTACGTCCAGGTATAACGTAACTTGGTGGATCACCTAAATAACCCTCTAATGATTGTTCGCCATGTAGTTTAACGGACAACCCCGTTCTGCTATTATTGGCAATCATTGTCATGTCGCTACTCACCAATATGCCTGTAAGCACGGGCAAAGGCGACTTTGCCGGCACAACATTTCTTAACAAATTAACCTTATAGATAAACTCTTTAGCCTTGACTGTTATTTTCAAGCTCCGCCTCCTTGGCTACATAATATGGCACCAAAAGATTCGCTATCTCAGCTTTATAATTCAAGCCTCTACGTTGACGAAATTGTCCTTGGCCATCTTTGCGCATTTCTCTGAAATGTTGAATGCACAACGGGATAGCCGTAAACTGTGTCTGTTCAGGCAAACCTATTAAAACTAAAACCCACGCGTCTAACGCCTCTGCACCACATTCTATACAAGGACAAGACCGGAGATAATCCATGTAATCGCCTTCAATATTCACAGCAGTAACGGAAACTTGCGCCAACACTCCGACAATCTGCCGCTTGGTGTCCTCGTCCAATTCAGGAGCATCCAGGAAATCTTTCAACTTTTCTATGTCGTCTCCTTGCGACTCGACTTTATACATAAGTTGATCCACCACACGGGTCTGACCACCATAAGCATCGGGATCGTCGGTAGGACTAGGCAATGCCTTAGTCAAACGATTCCACGACATTGCACGTCCGCCCTCCTCGCCCTTTGTCCACGCCTCTTTCAACGCTACAAGTGTTTGATACTTTGCCCCCACAGCACGAGCACGGTATAACGTAGTGTAATGCTTGTCCACGTCTTCCGCAATACTCGTGATTGTCTGCTCGCCATACTCAGTCTTAACAGCAGCTAATGCTACTCCCCACCGCCAATATATTTCCGCCAGTTCCCAACCCTTTTTTTGTAAATCTTTAACTGCCTCTTGCGATACTTTCAAAAGTTCAGGATAAAACTCCTCTTTCCTAACATCCATAGTTAGCTCCTTTTATTCAAAAACCGTACCCTATTCCCGTCAAACTCTAAATGAGCCGTCCCTAGTGGCCCGTTACGTTGCTTGAGAATTAATATCTCCGCCGAATGATCATTCTTGTCTTTGGGGGGATAGTATGAATCTCTATAAATACCCAACACAACATCAGCATCCTCCTCAAGTTTTCCACACGATTTTATATCTGATAACTGCGGACGTTTATCAGGCCGCCCCTCAAGATTTCTATTCAACTGCGCCGCCAATACAACGGCAATATCTAATGAACGAGCCAAATTTTTCAGGGATTGCGAAATATTTTCTAACTCAGCCAAACGAGTATCCGACTTGCCTTTCTTAGCAATTAATTGAAAGTAATCCACAATCACTACCCCCAAGCCATGACTCGATACCATCTGATGGCATCTAGCTCGAATCTCCTCAATGCTAATTCCAGGTGTATCATCAATAAATAATGGCACGTCCACCAAATCGTTAAATACTTGGAAAATTTTCGACCACTGAGTATCAGTCATATTGGCTCTACGAACAAACTCAAAAGGCACCCCCGAAATACTAGATGCTATACGCATACCTAATGCCTCTTCTGGCATTTCCAAACTAAATATACAAGTAGGTTCTTTGCAATGTTGCGCAGCGTATACACCTATCTGGTGAACTAACATCGACTTACCCATCCCCGGCCTCCCTACCACCACTGTCAGTTCGCTTTTTTGAATACCTTGAATCAAAGAATCCAACTCATGAAATCCCGTCGCAATACCTAGTAACCCATCAGGATTGTCAGAAATCTTGTTTAACCGATCTGTTGTAGACTGAATCACTGCCTTAATCGGACTTACAGGATTTTTAATCCGATCCATTCTAATATCCAGAATAGCTTTCTCGGCACTAGCAATAACGTCATCAAATTCTAATGTATCATCAAGTAATTCCTTATACATTTTAGCCGCCACCGCAATTGCATTGCGTCGCATAGACGCAATGCGAATCATTTCGGCGTAGTACTCAACGTTTGCCACTGATGGCACCGACTCAATCATTACGTTGATTTCTGCAACGCCAACTGTCTTGTCTAACGTACCGTCCTTAGTCAGTTGTTCAACGACTGTCAGTAAATCTATCTTAGCATCCGCTTCGTAAAGTGTAGTAATTGCTCCAAAAATACAAGCATTGCCTTTAGAATAAAAATCATCATTAACCAAAAGTGGCATAACGATAGAGACTACATTCTCGCCAGGCATTAACATTGCCCCTAACACGGCTCGTTCAGCATCGACATTCTGCGGTGGAACTTGGTCTAATTTCATTCAATACCTC